TTGATGTTTGAGCGGGTAAAATCTTTAGATTTCGAAGGGTAAAAAGATGATATTTAAATGCGGAACAAAGCGAAAACCTCGTAAATAATCACGATAGCCGGCCAGCCAAAAAGGATAAGTCTTGCGGTAATGCCGGTTGAATTTTTGGGTCGAAAAATGACCTTCGGCTGTTCTATCGCTGATGTTTTGAGAGAAGATAGAAAACAATGGCTCGACCTATCGCCAGACCACCCTGTAATTTTGCCCAAAGAAGACCCGCAAGAAGAGCAAAGGATTCACGCAGAGATAGACCGGCTAAACGCTCTGGCGGCTGTTATTTGACAAGTAAATAGCGGGTTAAACAATCTTGCAAAAACAATCCGATTCTCCGTTGTTTAGCAGTTTCCAGAGCGGCAAGCCTTTTGTCCTTGCTTTTGGCGGCATAAGAAAAATTGTTTTTCCGTCTTCTCCGCCGATTACCGGCTTAAAAACTTTATTTACCGTTTGTGATAGCCAGTCAGTTTGTAGCTTTCCGAGAACTTCAAGTTTTGATTTACTGGCTACTGCTTGTCTGCAAATTTCTTCGGTCAATAGCAGCCAGCCCTCTTTTAGTTTTTCTTTTCTGAAAGCAATTCGGCGGTTTTCATCGTATTTTGCGGCTGCATTATAAACTTGCGTATGTAGTATTTTCTGTTGCTCTGTGGTTATTTGTGGTATTTTGGGCAGAATAAACATAACAACACTGTCAAGATAAGGATATTTTCCCGTTTTTAGATATTCGCAGTATAGGTCATACACCAAGCCATCAACCGTTTCAAAGTTATTTGAGTTTTTTTTATCTGAAATGGTGTCAATTAAGGGCTGTATTTCTTTATTTTCATTTGTATAGCTTATTATTTTCGACATCGCTTTGTTCCCTTTAATTTAAGTTCAATTTTGCTTTTACCTATACAAACCTACCCCCTAAGCATTATCTCTCGCCTACGGGGCGTATAAGCAGCGTAGGAGACAGGTAATGAGATGGGTTAAGATAGATGTTGTTCGTCGGGGTCGTAGTCAGGGTCTCTGGGGTCTGTGATGATAAGGGAGGGAAAACCAGTAAAGGCTTGCATCTGTCGTTCCCTGTCTTTTCGGTCATCATCTCTTTTTGCTTGTCGGCGCAAACTATTATTTATGCTCATTTTTTTACTCCTAATAAAAAAGTGTTTGACATTAAATCTTAAGTTACATACAATACATTAGTTAAAGATTTCAGCAGATTTAAAAAACCCTGCGGCTGCTGGTCTTAAACAAAAAAGATTTGTAAAAGAGACCGCAGGGCTAAAAGTTAAAATTAGTCGTAAATCACAGTAAGTTAAGTAGTCGCTCGGACAATCATAATTACGTGATTATCGGCTAAAAAAAGGCTATTTGATATGTCAAAGACCAGCATTTAACTGTAAGGTATTATACTATATATCGGCACAAAGTCAAAATAAAATTAGAAATAATTTGAAATTAAGAAGATGTATAAGTTAAGGCCTATATTAGATAAATACAAAACAATACAAAACAAAATAACTATTGACAGAATTAAAGATAATGTTTATGTTAAGGCTTAATAAATACGATAATCAGGCCAAAAACCACGTGATAAACAACAGCGCCGGCCAATTGAGACCTGATAACATAAAACATCAAAGGCAGGTTTTAAATGACTAAACCGCAAAATAACAGGAAAACGACGGTTTTTAACGTAATATGCAATAGTGTAATCCATAAAAGCACCTCCAAACAAAATATACAAAGCAATTCGGCGGAAAGCAAATATCCATTTTAATCAAATAAAGGCATAAAACTACAATGGCGAATAGGATTGATATAAATAAAGCGCAAGCAATTGCCGCTGAATATCTAACAAATGGGCTTAATGCAACAAAGGCGTTATTAGTAATAGGTTATAAAAAGAGCTATGCAACGCAAAGAGCTAAAAAAGTGTTGGATAACGTATTGGTAAAACAAGCGATAGCCAAAATACAAGCCAAAAACAGCGCAAAAACTGATATAAATTTGGAATTCATTCAATCTGAACACATTCGTTTGCAAAAATCTGCGGAGCAAAAAGGCGATTTAGCTTGCGCCACGGCCAATTTAGCTTGGTTAGGCAAGACTGGCGCACATTATAAGGACAAGGCAATCGTTGATACTAACGTAGTGATTAACGTGATTGATTACAAGCCTAAGCCTAAATAAATTAAGGACTTATATGCAGTGCTTAAACTGTAATAAAGAGTTAAAGCAAACCAGTACAAAGCCAGCTAAATACTGCTCTGATGCCTGCCGTATGGCTTTTAAGCGTAAAAACAAGGATTATACTATATTGCCGGTAATTAAAGACAAACAATGTCCAAGCGTAGAATTGAATAAGAGAAGAGAAAACGAACAAAGGGTATGTTCGGTATCCCCAGAAAACGAACAGATTCCGAACAAGATAACGAACAAGGTAGATTCCGAACAGAAAGCGAACAAGGTTGACCTGTTCGCCAATGTAGTTATTCCACCTTGTCCGCGCGGCACAAATCAAAATGTCTGGACTCTGCAACATCTGCGCAAGGCTGGCGCGCAGTTCAAGGGCAGAGCATAATGCTTAGCATAATCCAAAATCAGGGCAATTCTAATAGGGAAAGCGACACCCCCCGTCAAGCCCCTAATGAAATGACTTATAAAATAGTAGTACCCTATTTTTCATTATTTTTACCCCATTCCAGATTCAATACTAATTTTATCGACAATCATAGGATATAGATGGAAATAACCTTACCATATATGTATGAGCCTCGTGATTATCAGGAGAAGTTTTTTGAGGCAATGAGTGGTGGTGGATTGAAGCGTGCTTGTTTGATATGGCATCGCAGAAGTGGGAAAGATTTATCTTGTTTGAATTATACTATAAAGGAGATGGCGAAAAGGGTTGGTGGGTATTATTATTATTTTCCGACTGCCACGTTGGGCAGGAAGGCTTTGTGGGCTGGTATTGACAATGATGGCCATAAGTTTATGGGCCATTTTCCTGATGGGTTTATTAAGAAGATAAACGACAATGAGATGCGGTTGGAGACGGTTAATGGTTCGATATTCCAGATAATTGGTGCAGATTCGCTTGATGTCGTTGGTCCAAATCCGATAGGCAATGTTTTTTCGGAATATTCACTGGGCGACCCTGATGCTTGGAATTTTGTAATGCCTATTGTTGCGGCTAACGATGGTTGGGCTATAATGAATTTTACTCCCAGAGGTCATAATCACGGCTGGCATTTGTATCAGATGGCCAAGAAGAATCCCAAGTGGTTCTGTCAGTTATTGACCGTTGACGATACTAAATGTGTTAGTTTGGAGGCTATTGAGGACGCAAGAGCCAGTGGAATGTCTGATACTCTGATTCAACAGGAATTTTATTGTTCGTTCAACGCGCCTATTAGTGGTTCGTATTATGGCCGGATATTAGATAAATTGGTTGAGCAGAATCGCATTACCAAACTCGATTGCAATCCTCATTATGCGGTACACGTTGTTCTTGATTTAGGTTTGACTACCGCTATGTGGTTTTTCCAGAAGATAGGTTCGGATTATAGATTTTTGCGTTATTTTGAGGATTACAGTAGTGGTGTAGAGAATTTCAGTGATATATTTGATAAGTTTAAAATTGAGAATAGATATAAGTATGGCACTGTTTTTGTTCCCTGTGATATGGACAGTAAGGTTACTAAGATAATGACAGGCAGGACTGCACTTGATACGTTGACTTCTTTGGGCTATACCTGTAAGCCATTACCGAAGGAAAATCGCAAGATTGAAGGCATTAGCAGAACAGAAAAATTTTTAAGAGATTGTTATTTCGACGAAGAGAACTGCAAGGAAGGATTAGATAGTTTAAAGGCGTACCACGAACAGATAAATACTCGATTAAGTACTGACACTAACACGGTTTATACCGGTTTTCCGGCAAAAGATGGTAATGACCATTGCGCCGACGCGATGAGATATGCTTCTCTTGCCGCTGAAAAAGGTTTGCAATTTACCGGTGCAGTGCTTAGTATTGATAATATAAGGCAATTACAGGAACAGTATGGGTATAACTAATGTCTAAAAAATCTGAAATATACGAATGGATGTATAATGGCTGGCGTGATTGGTTAGACGATGCTGTTTATGATACTGAACGATATTTGGGTGCAGCTGATTACGGCGATTTTTCTCGTGCGCAGAAACAGGGGCGTAGTTTTCTGCCCTTGAATAAGATAAAGAGACAAATAAACTTCCTTGTCGGACATCAGATAAAGAACAGGCATATTCTCAAAATTCAACCCATTGGCGTTGAAGATGATATAGCTTGCGACCAGTTGACCGGTCTACTAATGCAGTTAATGAATCAGGAAAAGGGCTATGATTACATAACGCTGTCGTTTTTATTCGGCGCATTAGTTGGTGGCAGTAATTTATTTGAGATATGGAAAGATAGGGCGGGGGATATAAAGTTCAATCGTAGGGGTTTTAGTTCGTTTATGCTTTCTCCTGATATATCCAAAGACGACTTAAGCGATTGTGATGATATACTTACAGGCCAGTGGCTTAAAAGGGATAAGATTAAGTTGTTATTGCCCGCTGGCGTTAGCTTGCCGAGAAAACCTGTTAGTGAAACCGGTATAAAGTCAACAAGTGATTGGCCGTTTTTATATACTCCTAACGATAGATATGGCGATTTTTTGCTATATGAGGAATGGTGGACACAGAGTACGAAGTTTAGGAAATACATTTTATCGAATGTTACCGGACAGGATGAAGACTATAATTCATTTATTGATGATTACGCCGGTGGCGATAGGAAATTGGTCGAGAGATTATTAGCCGAGCAAAAAATGCCCAATGGCAAGCCATCGGCGATAACTTACGATAAGCCATTTAAAGAAGCGAAATTAAAGATTTACGTTGACGATGAAGAGGTTTGGTCTGGTGATAATCCTTTAGGAATTGACGAGCTGCCTTTTGTCTGGTTTCACGGCGATTTTTGCCCCGAAATTGATAAATCCGCTATGAAATTAAGAAGTTTCGCCCGATGTTTAAGGGAAAGTTCGATTCTTAATGACCGCAGACAGAATCAGATTATGGACATTATAGAGACTTCTATAACTTCCGGCAGGATTGTCAGGGATAAGTATATAACCAATTTTGAGGATATTTACAAATCAGGACAAGCGATACACTTACACGTT